ATTACTTCCGTATCTGGCAACACAAAATTAACGCTTGTTATTTCTAAATAAGTATCGTCACTATTTGTTATTTCAATCGGTTCGCCACCGCCCTCACAAGTGTACGTGCCACCTGCTAAAATTTGTACCGTTTCATCACCGTCAGTAATCGTTACGTTCGGACAACCTGAAACAAAACCCGTATCACAAACGGTCATTTCCGACATCATTATTACATCAAACGACATCGCCCAACCTGCTAGTTTGTTTTCAAACCTATCCGTAAACGGTTCCAAAGTTGGCGACCCGTCAATCATAATATAATCGGGGTTTAAATCGCCACGTGTCATTATTTCATAAACACGATTTAACAGTTGCAACATTGTATTCATAATTGACGGCTCAACATCGTAATTTTCTTTTCCGTCTAAAATATCCATCGCTAAAATAGTAACGCTGAACCGTTGCAACTTACCTTCAATAGTTGCTGAATTTATAATAATATGCGCTAACGGAAAAATCGTTTGTTTCGCTAAATCAATATCCGAAATCTGACCGTCCGTAACCGTATTAATTAAATTCGTAGCTAGTAACTGCGCCTTTAAAGTATCTATTATTTTAAAGTAACTCATTTTTTCGGCTTTTCAGTTTCTTGTTCTATTTGTTGAAGGAAAACTAGTAATTTTTCAATATTCTTTTTTGACCGTTTCTTCATAATACCCAATTAGTAAAATTAGTATTTGAATTTGGATAAATATCTCCGTTTGAATTGCTATTGTATTCAGGAAATAAAGATTGATTAAAACACATATAATCTACAAATCGAGTGCTGTAATGGTTTGCCGTTTGCGTTTGTTTGTCAATCAATAACGACAATTCTAAACGGTCTATATTTTCGCTACTTTCTGCGCTGTGTTTGTAAACCCCTTTATTTCCAATTGTGTACGCTGAATAAGGTAAATACTCCACCATCGCCCAATGAATAAGCATCGGTTTTATATACGTGTTAACAAGTGTTAAATAGTTACCGCCCAAAGTATTCGCAATAATATCCGCTTTTATTTTTTCTAATAAATCCGTTCCTAAATAACTTTGAATATGCAAATCCTGCGCAATTTTAATATACTGAATAAATTTATCGGGGTCAACGTTTCCGTTTAATGAAGTGAACTTAACAACATCGTCCCTCGTTATAATTAGTGCTTCTGCCATTTCGTATTATTTAGGTAAAAATCCCTTATTAGGCATATCAATTGGTCGAACCGCTACTAAATTCGGGTTACGAACTCTATAACCTGCTTTTTCTGCCTTGTTAGTTGAAATCGTTTTCGCTTTAGGACTCAACGGGTCGATACCACTTTTTTCATCAAAAGCTATAAACGTTTTCCGCATCCATTTATGGTGGCACGCTCCACCGCCTTTATACAACCATATAGAATAAGTATCCGCCCCTTTTGGTCCCCAACCTGCATTAACGGGTAAAACCCCCATTCTTATAATATCTTCTTTGCGATACAATTTACTTGCACCTATCATTTTTCGGCAAAACTGACGTGAATTATCTTTCAATCCACCTTCATAAGAATAACGAACCATAAATTTAATTCCGTCAACTTTTGCATCTTGTTCACTTTTCGCTCTTGGGTTTGCTGTTCCAGTTGAAACGAAATTATAAACTTGACTTAATAAGCTCGGTTTTTTATTATTTAAAGCTTCAATTTCGGCATCTTCTAAATCGTCATTTTCGTAATCAACTTCGTAGCTATCAATCAACACCCAATTGTCTGGCATATCTTCGCCTTTATCAATTAACGCTTGAGCGACTTTATCATCTTCGTTTTCCTGAGCGCTTAATTCCGTTCCCGTTTCTTCTTGCTTTTCTTCGTTTGTAGTAACATTTTCTAAATCCGTAAACTCCAAAGGTTGTAACGTCTTAAAGAATAGTTTAGCGCTGTTTCCATTGTAGTTTAGTATTTGTTCTAATCCGTCCAACAAAAGTTGCTGTAACGGTCTAATAACCATATTATCGAACAATACAAACGCATTCTTTAATTCATCTGCATTACTGCCGAATCCATTTGCCGAACCTAAACCCAAAAGCAAACCGCTTGTAATCGAGTGAGAAACCATTATTTTCTTTTCGCATTCAGTTGCTAGAAATTGATAGTGTTCGGGTGCATCGTTCAAAGGTATATCGTCAATTGTAGTAGCCGTTTCTTTGTTATTATTAAAAGCTACAATAACCGATTCGCCTTTCGATCCAGTTAGTTTGCTTTTAACTTGCGACTGTAATAAATTTTGTACTTCAATATCGGGAACGCCATTATTAAAATTTACGACTTTTGTTCCACTGAAACGCTTTTGAACTGTATTAATAAGGTAGTCGCTTACTTCTTCTTCAAGTAACGCGTACGCCGTTCCTGCCACGTAATCGGGCGTTGAAAAATACTTCATTCCAACCGAATAAGGTTTAACGCAAAGTATTTCTATTTTATCCTTAGAACTTCCAAAAGCTGAATATCTTTTCGGTGGAAATTTTTTAATATCCTCCCAATTATCAGAATAATAATAACCGTTAATTTGTCCGTATTCATCGCATTTTTCCATCGCCACTAAATTCATATCCATATGAAACGCCTTTAGTATTTTTTTATGGTCATCTGAATAGTGGACTTGAATAACGCATTGCCCCAAAGTTTTTAAATCAAAGCATAATTTCCGCAAACAGTTCTTATTAAATATCGCCATTACTTGAGCGTATTCGTTCGGTTTACGGCTTGCATCAATTACCCCTAATCCTTTCCCATACATTAATCGAGTAACGTTGTTAATGATACTCATATTTGTAGCGCTTTTTCGATAGCGGTCAATAAGAAATTGAAAGTACGACTGGTTATCGCCAAAAGTTACCCATTCTTTTTGCTTGGATTCTATAATTTGCGGTGCTTCGTATTGCGCCAAATTTATTACGTCTATATTCATAGCATTACAAAATCATTATTACTTGAATGTTCCGTTGTTTGCAACCCTGCCTTATAACACCAAACTCGTTCACTGCCTAAAAAAACAGTAAGATTGTAAAGTTGAACAATATAAAACCGCCCCGCAGTTAAATTATAAACCGCTTCAATTCCTACGTAATAACCAAAGTCATTAATTATCGGTGCGCTTATTGTTTCGCTCGTTCCTGCTTCTTCATCAATTACAATTATTTCAGTAATCGTTGCCGAACGTGGTACGCATTTAATTTCTTGAGCTGAACCGCTTACTTGTAAAACATTCATATATTATAAACTATAAAACCCGAATTCTGTTGCATAAAAAAAGGGAAACCGAAGCTTCCCTTAATTTTTTTAATATGAAAATCTTAAGTTGTCACAACCGTTGGCGAACCAATCGCTGTTAAGAAATCAGCTTCCGTGTTTGCGTTTATGAAATTTCCCGGTATATTTTCCATTCCCGTAAACGTTAACGTGTAACCGTTCAAATCACCCATTTCCGTTCCCGTTGCAATAGTAGCGGCGCTAACGTCACAACCTCTAAACAAACCTGCAATTCGATACGTGTTATCTCTTCCTCTTACAAAAATATGCGGTCTTCCATAAGCTAGTAACTTAACAGTTTTATGCGTTTTTGCATCTTGCTTTTTCAAAGTTGCCGTTAATTCTTGCGTGAAAAAAGTAGTTCCGTTTTCTCTCGAAGTGTTTACAGTTTCTTGGTAACTGTTCGTTCCCTTTAACTCAAACTTATAAACAGTTGTGATGCCCGACATTGTATCAATCATGTCTTCTAGTCCCGAAGTTGCACTGTAAGTTACATCAGTTTCGGGGTCGTATTCGCCATAATTCACAAAATAAATCGCGTCTAATCCTGCGATAGAATCCTTACATTGTTCGGTTCTACCTTGTGCTATATCGCAACTCATCTTAGTTAGCTGAATTTGTGATATTGTAAGTTACAACGTCTTCAACGATTCCGTACTGAACACCTGCAGTCAATCGCATTACGATACGTACATTTTGTGAACCGTCAATTTCCGCTTGGTCAATTACTCGAACTTCTTGCGTATCTGCCATTAAACCAGTTCCAAAGAACATATTTGATTTTGTTGAAGCGATAGCCGTTGAACTTGCAAGTCCCGGACAATGTGCAATTTTAACACCCTCGAAAGGCAATACAGCACCTCCGTTAAACCACATTGAACCTTTACCGTCGATACCGTTAGCTCCTAAGTTTGTTGCGAAGCCACCCAAAGCACGAACGTACAATCTAAAGAAATTAGTTGATACGTAAATGTGGTAATCGTCTTGAGATGAAACCGCGATTGGCGTAGCGTCTAAAATTTTTCCTAATTCAGCAATTACGTTAGTTGATAATAAACCACCACCAACTAATGCAAGTTCTTGCGCCGCAGGAAGTGCAGGGTCTAAAGATAATAAAGTTGAAAATCCGTCGAACTCACCCGCGTTTGATGCAACACCTCTCCAAATGTTAACTTCATTTTCCGAAGCAACTTTTTCAGCGTATTGTGCTAATAAGAAATCCGTAAAAGATTTTGGCATTACGTCAAAAGCTGAATAACCCATTTCGATAGCGTCCCAATCATTTCTGAAAGTTGATTTACATAATTGGCGATTAACTTGTAATTCTTTCGGCTGTAAAATTCTTTCAGTCAAAGTTACCGTTCCCGTTGGGTCAAAGTCGCATGAAGCATTACCCAACAATTTATCGGTAGTAAGTCTTTTCATTACTTCTTTGAATTTTACATTTGGCTTAATTGTAATTAAGTTATTAGCCAAAGTTGGTGCAGGCAATAAAGCGGCTGCAATGTACTTACCTGCGAACTCGCCAGCGTAAGTAGTTGTTATTGATGTACTTGTACTCATTTTTTATAGTTTTTTAATTATTTATACTGCTGTTGCTGTTATCGCTCCCGTTGTTGTTGCGTTCCCTGAAACATACCAATTTGTTCCGTCACAAACTAGGTCGATAAAATCCCCAACTGATTCTGCTGATGCTACGAAAGAAATTGTGTTTTCGTTAACTGCAGGAACGTTACTTGAATTTACGTCGATACCGCCTTCGATAACATTTGTCGCCGCTTTTACAGTCCAGTTAGTTGTTGCGAAAGCTAAACCAACTACAAACTTAAATCTCAATCCTGCAGATGTTGCCACCGCTGGCAAAGTGATTTGAGCTCCTGCCGCTGCTTTTAAAATTAATACTTTGCCACTATCTTCAGCGGTCAATGTTGTTGCGCCTGTTACGGCTTCCACGTTTGCTAATTGTCTAATGACATCGTTAGAAACATTTAAATACGTTGTACTCATTTTGTTATTTGTTTATAAATTTTAATACTAAATCCATTGTGCTTTTCGGTGCTTTTGACGGCTCCATTTGTTTTGATTCGGGGTTGTGAACAATTGGTTTTGGTTCTTGCATTTGTGCAAGTTCTGTTTTCAATCTTTCATTTTCCTCTTTTAAAGATTCCATTTCCGAAAAGAAAGTTTCTTTAACCATTGATTCAACTGTTTTTTTAACCGTTGCTTTATCAATCATTTTTTCGTCTTTCATTTTATCGTCTTTTTTCATTTCCTCTTCTGCTGGCTCTTCTGCAGGTGCTTCTTGTTCTTTAATTTCAGCAATTACACCTTCTTGAGTTACGATTAAAAGCATTCCGTTTTCGACTACGTATTCACCAATTGGCATCGGTATTTTTTGTTCGTCTTCGGTAATTATAAACACTTCGTTGTTTGCTTCAAAGCTATCCGCTTCAATAACCGTTACACCGTCGTTTAATTTCATTTGCTCTAATTTCACTTCAATGTTTAAAGCGACACAAATTTTGTTTACTATTTCTTTGTAATTCATAACTGTTTTTTTTATATAAACTATTTTCTTTTTATTCTGTTGCACTTTAGCGAATAATTACCACTGTGTTTGTAGTTGGTCTTATGACTGTTTGTGACCCTCCGTTAACAGTTGAACCGATTCCCTGCTGTGAAAGTTCCCCCTCGCAACACTCTTTTCGATACTTGTTATCCTTGCATAAGCAACCACGTTTACCGCCTTTTGGTGATGTTGTTTTTGTTGGCATTAGATTCCTTTTATGTTTGAGTCAATAGCGTTTGCAAGTTTAAAATAAGCGGCTGCTTTTCCTTTTATAGATTTTGCAAAAGCTGGCAAATTCGTGATTGATGCAGGTGCTGTTAAACCCAACGCTTTCGCTTCGTTAATAGTTTTTGTTGCTTCAGTAATAAATCTATCTGCTTCAACATTAATTATCTTTCCCGTACTGTTTAAACCTGTTTGCGCTTGTCTAATTGCAGTTATATACTTCGAACCGTCTTGCGATTTTTTAAGAAATTCAGCGTACATTTTTTCGATTTCCTGAACCGATTTAAACATTGCTAATTCTACTTTTTGCGATTCCAATTTTACCGCTTCTTGTTCACTCATTTTGTTGATAATTTCTAAACTTTTCATATATACTTTGTTAAAATTTGTACTACTTTTTCACGTGCTGACATTTCGTATTTTTCCGCAAAATACCCCTCAATGCTGAATCCTTTAAATTCGCCTTTCTTTACTTTTTCCCACGTTTCATCGTTATCAACTTTCATCGCGATCATCCACGTTCCTACGGGCAGGCTCATTTCGTAAAATGCGCTTTTATCTTTTTTGCTATCTTCAATAATCCACGATTCAACAATCGTCATTCCGTCAACTTTTACAGCGTGGTTTTCCGTTGTATTCTGATGTTGCCCTCGCATGAATACCAATTC